CCCCTGTATCATAACATACTAAAATTGTTCTATATACTAAATTATTATTATATATATCTTCTAATTTATTCAATATTGAACACATATTATTAATATTATGTGTTTTTGCCTTATGTATATTATTTACTTTATATGTTTGTATAGATAAAAAATGAGTACATAATTAAAAAATATTTAGAAATTTATAAAAACTTTTAAAACTTTAAGAATAATAAAATTATGTACTCATTTTTATCTTCTTCAAATAAATATATATCTCTAACTATATAAGATTATTTAATATTATTAAGATATAATGAGCGAAAAAATTATTAAAATTAATATAGAGCTATTTAAAAAGGAATATAATAATATCGTAGAAATACCCTCTAATATTTTAGAAAAGGTAGCTGATATTAAAAACTCATATAGTTGTTTTAACTCATATTACGATCCTAAAATGATATGGGCTAAAAAAATATTTAATAATAAAGATAAATATAACAAGCCAAAAATTAAAAATAGAGTTCATATAATTATTCCTGAATTTACAAAAACTTCAGAAACTAAAAGAAGTTTAATAGGATATCTTAACAAATTATCTAATAAAAATAAAGATTACATATATGAAAAGATAAAAGATATTATTGATAATAGCAAAGATACATTAGATGAAATTTTTTCTATAATTATAAATTATATTAAAACAAATGATGATGATATATATAGTGATATCTTAGATTTCTTCGATAAAGATTTTTTAATATCAAATATTAATATATATTGGAATAATTATTTAAATAATAAAGAATGGAATCCGCCTACATACATATATGATAATAATCTATTATTACTCAATGATGAATATGATTTATATTGTGATTATATTAAATGGAAAAAAAATATTCATAATATGAATAAAGTATGGATTAAATATAAAGAAAGTGAGTTAATAATATTATTAAATAATATTTGCGAATACATAAATTATATAATTAACGCAGATGTATATAAATATATATTAGATATATTATTTGAACAAATATATAAAATATTATATATTAAAAAATATCCAGAAATTATCGATAAAATAAAAAATATTGATTTTAAAAAGTTTGATAATTCTACAAAATTTTTAATTTATAATATTATTGAATTATAAAATCTAAAAAAAATTATTTCTATATAATAGTATAGAGCAAGAAATAGTATAATGAAAGAAAGTAATAATACCCTGTCTTTTTATAGTAGTGTAATAATTCAAGCAATTTTTGCAATATTATTATTAATAATACTAAGTTATATTTATAAATTAGAAAATATGGGTTGTGAATGTTCAGAACACCCAAATAAAGATTTTATTAAAAACTTTACAATAATTGCTTTAGCATATTTCTTAATAACCGCGTTTATATCGCTAAATAGTGTTGCTAAAAGCATGGGATATGTAGTTGTTCAATTACTATCAATTGCCACTTTCATATTCTTCTTAATGTTTGTAGTATACATATACTATGCTTTTGATTATGTTAGATATTTAACTAATGAAAAATGCAAATGCTCAGAAGATTTAAGCAGAGATATTATATCTGTAGGAACCATGATATCTCTATTCTTATTCCTAACTAGCTTATTCACTATAATTATAGTACCTATATTATTAAACACTTTAAGCAACTTATTAAATAAAATAGAAGATTTCGAAGAAGAAGTTGAAGATACTATAAGTAATCCAATGAGATCTTTAAGAAAAACACCTGATAGAATAGTAGGCTCTGTAAAAGATGTCGCAAGTTTCGTAACCAAATCAGCAAAAAAGATAACTAATTTAAGAAAAAATAGAAAATAAATTAGAACATAATTAACTAATATTTTATTTTTATTATAATTAAATATTTAAAGTACGCGCTGCCTTTTTAGGTCTTCCTCTTGCTTTTAATATTTGAATATCAGCTGTATCTTCTATAATTGATGTAATTTCTTCATCGCTTACAGATAAAGTCTCTATATTATTATCATTATCATCGATTGATATTTTATTATGAACATTTCTTATAATATTATCAATATCTTCTGCTGGTTTTTTTGAATTTTGTTGTTCATTATATCGTGGGGGCATTCTTTGATTCTGAGAATTTTGCATTTGCGGAGATTGTTGATACATTGGCATTCTTGATTGTTGCGGTTCACTATTTAATGACCCAAATAAACTACTAACCATGTTAAATAACCCCATCCCTTCATTTGCCGAACCTCTATTTTGAGACATCTGTGGCATTTGTTGTTCTGTATTACCTGTTATATATTGTTTTGCTGCAGCATTTTGAAATTGTTTCATTAATTCGGGATTTGATTTTAATACATTTTCAATATTAGGAAGAGGTTGTTCTTTAAACATTCTACTTGTTAAATGAAACATAAAAGCACTTCCTGAAAGTGATAAGAATAATCTTAGTTCTGGAGCCATTTTTTTACCACTCGCCTTGTACTTATAATGCAATTCTTCGAAAATATCATCATAATCATTAATATTCTCATTAACTTGTTCAGACCATCCGTCAAGACGAATTGATAAAGGATCATATCTTGTATTTAAATATTCTGTACCAGATATAAAAGCCATTAGCATTTTTTGTTGAAAACGTACACTTCCATCAAGTTCCTTTTCTCTTATAATTCTATTATATTCAGTTCTCATCTCTTCAATTTCAGAATTCATATTAAATTTAAAAGGAACTTTAAATCCTTTGGATTCTAATCTATCAAGTTGATATATTATTTCTCTTTTTTCATTTAATTCTAATTTAAGTAACTCTTTTGGACTTAAATATTTTTGCTGTTCAATCTTATACCCCTTTGAACTTTTTCTATTTTCTCCATAATCAGCTTCTCTTTCACTATTTGAATTACTACTTCTACCGCTTCTACCGCTTTCACCGCTTTCACCGCTTTCACCGCTTTCATTGCTTACACCACTTTCATCACTTTCATTGCTTTCACCACTTTCATTACTTTCATCACTTTCATTACTTTCACCACTTATACTACTATCTTCACTTACACTATTATTACTTCCTTTATTTTTAGAACTTGAATAATTTATATCATCATTGTATCTATTTACTTTCACAATTTTGTCTTTATTTTTATAAATAGAACTCATATTTTTCATATAATTCTGTTTTCCACCTGGAGAACTTGCATTTGATGAGCCTGCTGAAGATATTGATATAACATCATCGCTTATTTTTTTCCTATTAAATAATGAATTATTAGAAGATATATCGCGCGGAATATTAAAATTAAAAGATTGGTTATTAAAACTATCTCTATTTATCTCTATTAAATCATCATTTTGATTATTAAGAGTAGATATTAAAGCCATATTATATATTTATTTTGATATTAAATGTTTATATATCTATTATAATATTTTAATAGGTATTAATACGCATTCTAAAGATTATTAAGTATTATGCATATATATTTTATTATAATTATTTATAATATCTATTTTACTATTACTTCTAATATATGAAATAGCCTGTAAACAGGCATCACTTAAATCATCCTTTTTCTTATTTTCATTAAAAATCTTTTTTAATATCTCATCATCTTTAATATACTCTTTACATAATTCTATACTAGTTAATTTATTATTCTTATATTTTTCTCTTCTAAACCCTTTTTTATTTTTAGGGTCGTCGTTATTTTTTTCTATATTAATTATGTAATTATGATTCTTAGTTTTTAATGACGCATTTATTAAAATAACATTATTAACCTCCTTATCCCAATATTTAATTAAACTGAAATATCCATATATAATATGCTGTATAGTTTTCATAATACCATTTAAATTTGAAGGTTGATTTTCTATTAATACATAATCTATGATATTTATATTATTCCGTTTAAGTTCACCAATTACATTATCCATTTCAACATAAATTCTCTCTGTAATATCCTCAATACCTTTAATTTCTTTTTTACTTTCTGCAAGAGCTATTATACGCCATTCAATTATTTCAAGCTTATTTGTTAAATCATCTTTTTTGATTATACACAATGCCAAATTTTTAACACCAATATCAAAACTTACATATATCATTATATAATTATTATACTTTTATTTCTTTATTATGTATTGGCAATACTCTTTTGCATTATTTCTATATTTTTAGAATTATAATGTCTTATACTATAATTTTTTATTAATATTACTAAATCTTTCCAAAAAGTATCATTTAAATACTTTGAATTATACTTATTAATTTTCTTGCATTTTTTATATAACCATTTATATAATTTCTCTAAACAACTATCTCCATCATATTTTCTACATATTCTTTGTTCTTTTGTTAATTTAGCTATATAATTTTTAATGTAACTATTATCTATTTCATCAGGAAATATATCAATCAAATTATTAAATTTAATATAATTATATGAGGGACATATTAATAGATTTTCTTTATAATCTATAAAAGTAGGATTATTATCTATTATTAAAAGATGTTTTCTAATATCATAAGATGATGGTGTTTTTATATTTTTTTTTATGAGAGGTAATATTTTAGTAATAGATTTTTTTATATTACCATCATTGTCTAAAATACAATTATCTCTTGTAAATAATGGTCTGTCGAATTTAAAATTATTATTTTTTTCAATTATCGCAATTTCTTTATTTGCCCATTTTTTTTCTGAAGCAGTATAAATATAAAAATAAGACCTTTGATATAATTTTTTCATAGATTGAATAAAATAGAAAAAATGCGGTCTCATAAGTAGCGATTTATTGTTATAACTATTATTTAATGATTTTTCGCATGATATTTTATATTTATTTAATTCCTTTTTATTATACATTTTCATCATTTCCATTATATTATATATATCACATTGATATGTACAATTACCTATTATTGTACCATCTAAATCAATTACAAATATATAGGGTTCTATATCATTATTCATTAATAAATCTAATATACTAATATATTAGAATATTACATTATAATAGAAAAAGATTATGTATTCTTACGAATCATATAAAACTATAAGTAATATATCAAAGCCTTTATCTAACACTATAGATTCTAAATATATTACTAAAAAAAATAAAGATATATATAATAAAAAATATAAATACTTTGGCATTAGAAATATTATAAAATATTTTGAAAATAAAAAGATAAAATATAATTTAGAAAATAGAATATTTTATTATAATAATATAAATGATAAATTATTAGATATTAGTGATAATGAATGTTTAAAATCAGTTAAAAATTATAATACAAATTCATATAATTATGTTATTAAAAATATAATAAGTCTTGAAAAACGTATTGGAAGTTCCAGTAAATATGGATATATATATATTACTAAAATTAAAAATGAAATAGGAAAATATCCTATAGCAGCAAAATTAATGGAACAAGATTTTAAAAATACAAATGAAAGTGAATTAAATAAGAAGATTACAGATATAATAATTAAAAAAAAAATATCAAAACATTTTATACTTACTTATAAAGTAATAAATTGCAATAATGTTTCTAATAATAATTTACCCCATTTAATTAATAACAAAAAATATATAATGTTATTAAATGAACTTGCTCATGGTGATTTAAAAAGTTTATGTAAAAAAAAAGAATTTTTTATTAATGATGATATCTTATATAATGTTTTTTCACAAATAATGTTATCAATATTAACATTTCAATATTTTGGATATATACATAGAGATTGTCATTGGGGTAATTTTTTATATCATTATACAAATAATGATAATAAAAATAATAATAAATATTACCATTATAATATTAATAAAAAAAACTATTATTTAAAATCATGTCCATATTCTATATATATATATGATTTTGGATTATCCAAGAAAATTATATATGCCAACACAATAGATATTTCTGAAGATTATGTAAGACTATTATCAGCATTTATTAATAAAAATAATTATCGTAGATCATGGTTAGTAAATTTTAATATACCACCAAATTTACCATCTGATAATTTTTCAAATTTTATAATTAAGTTTGAAAATACTATTTCTAATATTTATAAAAATTATCAATATTTACAAAATTATAAATTTTTAAAAATTATATCAGATACATTGATAGATATATTACTTAATATGCCAAATAATATATTCACAGATAAAAAACCATTAAATGTTAATATAATCAATAAAAAACCTTATTATATTAATAATAAGATTAAATTAAAATAATTTTATACACTTCGAGTACTTGAAAATATTATATCTAAATTTTTTTTTTTAATATATTTATCATATCTATCTTCTATATATTCTGTCATACTTTCAAAACCCGCAAATATCATACTATCTATTTGTTCTTTTTTAAGTTCAAATTTCATACCTAATCTAGTAAAATTAATATTTATAGTGTTATCTAAAGGTAAATTTGTAGGATAATAAAAATTTTTTATTTTACTATTATTAATTTGTGCTATCAATACATCTTTTATTCTTAATTTATTTAATATATTAAATAATTGTTTTAATATATATATTAAACTAATATTTTTTGTTTTCTGCATTTTTCTTTCTTCTTTTTGTAACACCATACCTATTATATTATCACACGGAATATCGTCAAATATATTTATTGGAAAATTATTAGTAAGCGCTCCATCATAATAGTAATCATCAATATATATTGGCTTAAATAATAGTGGAATACACATTGAAGCGCAGCACGCATCAAATACAGATATATTAGGAGTATTTTCAATAGAAAAAATTTTATTTTCACACGAATTTATATTTGTAGAAGACATATATAAATTAATTCCAAAAATTTTTGATATATCCTTAAATGTTACATTATCATCTAAATTAGGATATTTATATTTAATAAAGTTTTTTAAATGAATTATTAAAATTTCCATATCACATATTCCATATTCTGTTATTAATTTAATATAATTTTTAATAGGAACATTACATAAATCATTATCGCTAACTATTTTATAAATAAGAGTTTCCATTTCTTCTATTTGCATTTTGAAAGCAAACATTAGTCCTACAAACGACCCTATAGAACACCCAGCAATATGTTTTACATTTTTATGTAAATTATTTAAATATAAATATCTTAAAGCGCCTACAAATACTACTCCATGCATACCGCCACCAGATAAAACTAAATGAGTTATATTCAAATTTGAATAATCATTCATTATAATATAAATATATAGTTTTTCTTATATAGACGATTTATATTCTTGAATATTTACATTATAATATAATAACGCTTCCCTCGATACATTATTTTCTGCTTCTTTTTTCGTATTTCCTGTAGAAGTAGCAATTATAGAACCATTTTTATCTTTAATACAATATGTAAATACTCTAATATTATCTTTTGAAATAATATTTAATTCTTTAAATTGAGGAACATCTTGTAAATAATGTAACATATGAGATACAAGCATATCCTTATAATTATTTTTAATTCTTATTAGTTCGCAGAAATCTATATAGTTTTCAATAATATAGATAATCCAACTTTCAACAACATAATATCCAGCACCGCTAATAGGAGTTAAATTAATATTTTTTGGAAGAGTTACTTCAAAA